ATGAAGAAGACCGGAGTGACTTGTTTTTGGATATTTTTGTTGTTACTGCTTGTTTCCTGGGGCGAAACCGGGCATCGCGCCATTGGCCAAATAGCCGAAAATCATTTGTCGCCCCAAGCGAAAGCCGACGTTTCTGAGTTATTGGGTGGAAAGAGCCTTGCCGATGTAAGCACTTATGCCGATGAAATAAAAAGCGACCCAAACTACCGCTATACAGCCCCCTGGCATTACATAAATGTGCCGCCGGGCTTGAGTTATGAGGGCTTTCGCGACTTTGTACTGCATGACCGTCAGCCGAATATCTATAACAATCTTATAATTGATATTCTTTATTTAAAGAACCCGGGCACAATAAAACTTAGCGCCGGTAAAATAAAAGGCTTCGAGTCTCACCTGGTAAAGATGATCGTGCATTTAGTTGGCGATATGCATCAGCCGATGCACGTAAGCCGGGAGGAAGATAAGGGCGGCAACAACATAGCAGTTAAGTTTGGGGGCTATTATACCGACCTGCATAGCCTTTGGGATTACGGTCTGCTCGACAGACAGAAATTGAGCTTTCAGCAAATTGCTAAAGATTACGACACGGCAACGCCGGTACAAATAAACAAATGGCAACACGACAGCATCATGATTTGGCTTTACGAAAGCTACCAGATCAGCACTATTTTATACGCCGAAGCAGAAAATGATAATCGTTTTGACGAAACTTATTATGAGTCGCATTTGCCCGTTTTAAAGCGCCGCATTGAGCGGGCGGGCATACGTTTGGCGGCCGTCCTTAATTATTGTTTTAGCAGCGATGGCGCGTCGCAGTTGTTAACCCAATAAGACCATTCAGCAACGCATACGCATCAAACCAGGTTGCGGTCTTTGAACCAAACTTCGTCCGGTGCAGCTTTAAAATCAGACATGAGGCTAATCAGTTCAACCGGATCTCCGGAAGTGATCACCAGCTTGCGGTTGGCAGGTTTAAGAAAACGCTGCTCTACCATCACATCGAGCTGCAACAGCAAATGATCGTAAAAACCATTTACGTTTAAAACGCCTATCGGTTTATTGTGAATACCCAACTGGAGCCAGGTTAACACCTCGAAAAACTCTTCCATCTAAGGGGGTTTAATCCACTTATAACAATATAGATTATAAAAAAGTCCGAAATCTGTACGATTAAGGCGGTTTTTGAAAAAATGGAAAAAAACGAGATGTACCGGATGATGCTATTTTGCTTCCATTTTAAATACCATTTTAAAGCCTTTTAAAGCATTATGTACCATTTACGATAAAAGGTTGTTCTTCTTTAGAAGGCGCATCACTTCGCTCATGTCGGCTTCGATATTGTTGACCCGCTTGTACATATCTGTAGGATGTTTAAATTTAAAGTTGATGTGTGCTACTGCCTCCCAAACTTCCAGTATGTCATCAGCGTAAATTTCGATATTTGGGTATAGGTTGCGATTATCGAGCGCATCGCTTTTAGCAACGATATAACCGTACTTATCTATCCTGTTTAACAGGCGTTTAACTACCGCTCCCCTGTCTTTAGTAACCACGATATATACGTAATCTTCCCGGATATTTTCTAATCGCTCTAAGTACTTTCCTATTACAGTTTCTTTGTTTTCGAGTGTTGGGAACATACTGTCGCCATCGACTTCAAAAGCGCGAAAGGTGCCGTTTTTAAGCTGCGGTAAAGTGAACGAAGGCAACGTTTCAATATACTCCCTATCCTGGTAGCCGTTCAAATAACCCGCAGCGGCCCTCACAGAAACAAACAAAATATTCTCGTTTCCTTCGCTGTCAACCGTTATAAATTGAGGGGTTAAAACGGTATTGGATGTAGTGTTGGGTGTAGTATTTTTTTTTAATAAATCCTTTTTATCGGCAGGGGTATAGGTAAGAACTGTATCACTTAGTAAATGATCTGGCTTGTTAGCTACGGGGGTATTAGCACCTAAAAGCCGTAATTCTGCATCGGGGTTAAACAGGGTGTTTAGATCAATACCACATTTATACAAAAATTGTATATACTCATCGGGAACGAACTTCTTTTTCCCACTTTCCAGCAACGATATATCCTTTTGCTCTACTCCAGATTTAATAGAAGCCTCCGACTGGCTCACACCTATCAGCTTTCTTGCCAGTTTTATTTTCTCACTGATAAGCATTTATACATTTTTTGTATATAAAGTTTGTAATTATACTTTTTTAGTATATGTTTGTGAACGCAAACGTACACAATGGACAGTAAATATAAAACAATAAAAACGACTTGTAACAAAAAAGAGGTATTGCCAGTGCTGCAACCCCCTACAGCAGAGTCAATAGCCCTTATTACAGGCGTATCCACCAGTTACGCTAAAAAAGTTCTTACCGGCGACCGCGACAACAAAAGCGAAACGGCTAAACTGGTAATGTACTGCAAGGAACTGATTGTAGATGAGCAAATGCACATTGTAGCTATGGCTAAAGAGGTGATAGATCACCTTAAAGGCAAAAACGAGTAAGCAAATTCTTAAACAACCATAAATCCCCCCCCCCCAAAAAAAAAACTAAAAAAATGAAAAAGATCACTATTCAAATCGTAACCATCCCGCGCCGCCTTATCAGCAAGGAGGGTGTAACCCTTATTGAAGGCATTGGCTTCATGGTATTCCTGTACGTAACCGTGACGCTGTTATTTGCCTGGTTGTGTCCTCAAGCATTCGTTAACCGCTAACCCGAACGGACATGAAAAAGCAATATTTAATCAACATCGCCCTTTGCGGCTCCCTGTTTACGCAGGTAAGCAGTACCGCATACGTGTTCATGAGGCACTTTAAAACGGGTAACCTGTACGGAAACCTGCTTTGCGCCTATGTAGCCGCTATCAGCTTAGAAATAGGCGTTTACCTATTTATACACTACGGAAAAAAGCAACAAGCGGTTATAGCCGGGCTTTCCAGCTTTATCATTAACCTGATCTATACGGGTAAGCCCGTGAGCTTCGGGTTTGACTACGCCGGAGACGTGTTTTTAGACCTGATTGTGCCTGTATTTATTATCCAGTACAGCTTTTTAGCCGAAAGCAAAGGCTTAAAGGTAATGGCCCAAAAGGCTACACAAAACGCAAAGCGCAGGCAAAAGCGCACCGCAGCTAAAGCAGCAAGCAAAAAATTAGTACCTGTTATTTAATCCCGTTAGGCAATCTCCCCGGTTCGAGACCGGGGCGGGAGCAAGCCCCATGTTAATCCTTATGAAGTTCTATAGTAACAATATTTTATGTCTTGAATACGATGAAATCGTACCCGCTATTATGAAAGCGGATAACTATCAATATCATCGTAAGGGTAAGAAAATAACCGTTTTTGGCCGGGGTGGTGGTATCGGTAGTACTGTTCTGATCGAATACGAAACATTACCCGAAAAATATAAGGTTGCGATTAAAGAAAAATACGGTGACCCTTATAAATACGTCCTTACGAAGCCATTAACAGAGTGGGTAAAGATCAACTGGAATACTATAGCCAGGGATTTTTATACCCGTTATGTACTGCCAAACGGCAGCAAGCTGCCAGAGCAGTACCGCGACCGATACACCAAAGCTATAACCTACTTAGACGCTATACAGCATTATACTACGGATAAAATAGCTTTAAAGCGTGATTTTAATATCAATATGGCCGCTTTTTGGCTTATTGTGGCCGATGTTTTAAAGGCTGAAAACGTGCATTTGCCTAAAAACAGAATCCGGCTTTCAGAGACGTTACAGGACTATAAAAAGGCCGGTTTTAACACCGAAGCGGGTTTTAAGCTGCTTATTAAGAAGGATGAACACCGTTTTGGTAACGAAAACAGCAAAAAAGTAAAAGATCAGGAAGCGGAAGACGTGCTAATGAAGCTTATTGAAATAGATAATAAGCACGACGACGAAGTTATAGCTGCCAGTTATAACCTGTGGGCGGCAAAAAATGGCCGCAAAACCATTACCGGGTCGGCAGTTGCCTACCGCAGGCGCACCCGTGGTTATGAAGTGGATGCCGCCAGGATAGGCCAAAAAGCTGCTTATAACAAATACAGCAAGCAAATTAAGCAAAGCCGGGCCACATCGCCGCTAATGCTGATTAACAGCGACGACAACGTGCTGGACTTGTACTTTAAGGAGATCAGCTACAGCAACGGTAAAAAGCATACCAACAGTTATTACCGCCCGGTGATGTACGTGGTGATAGATACCTTTAATGATTACATTTTAGGATATGCAGTTGGCGAAACGGTTACGATAGAACTGGTTAAAGAGGCTTACCGAAATGCAATGGCGCACATTGTTGACCTAACAGGCCAACCGCATTTGTGGCACCAGGTAAAAACGGATAAGTGGAGCATTGACCCGAAGTTGGAGGGCGAATTAGCTACTTTTCTAAACTTTAAACAACAGTCTATTTTCTTTCCGGCGCAAGTGGCGCAGAGTAAGTACATAGAGCGGGTTTTTGGCCGACCGCTGCACAAAGTGTTAAAGGTATTCCCGAATTACTCCGGGGGTAACATTACTGCAAAGAGCGAAACAAGCCGCCCCAACCCGGAAGCTTTACAAAAAAGAAGCAAGGATTTCCCGGAGAAACAACATGCGGAAGCCGTGATAGAAATGGCAATCAATACCATGCGCCACAGCCTGGTAGCTGACACCGAACAGACCCGACAACAACAATGGCTTGATGCTTTTATGCAAAGCGATTTTTGCAAAAGCCGCGCCATTACCAACGAAAACCGGATTGAACTTTTTGGCAAAAAGCACCAGCCGCATGAGCCTGCAAGGCTTACCGTAAGCGGGTTAAACTTCCAGATCAATAACGTGAAGTACAGCTATGACGTTCCTGCGGCATTGTTCCCCGAAAATTTGAACAAACGGGTAGAGATTACCTACGACCCTACCGACATGAGCCAGGTATTGGTTACCGATAACAAAGGCCTGCGCTTTGTGGCCTCTGCCTACAAGCTGCAACCAGCTGCCCTTGCCGATATGACACCAGGAGACGGCGCAATGCGCGACGAACGCATGCAAGAAAAAGAAGCGATAATGAATAAGCTTAACACCTACGTTACCGACAGGGACGCACGTTTGGAACGGGCTAAAATAGACGCTTCCAGCCTTGTACAGGCCGGGGTACTCACTAAAGCCATCAATCACAAAGCGCAAAAAGTATTGGGCGGATATGAAGATTGCCTCACCCCGTCCATCTCCAAAGGAGAGGGTGAAGTGGTGGAAAAATCCTGGAGCATTTACGACGAAATGTAGCCTAACCCCGGCCCTTTCCGGCAGAGAGGGAGGGATAGGCAAAAGACAAAGCATAAAAAAAGCCGCACCCCCCGGCGCGGCTAACCATAAATTTTAAAACTTAAAAAAATGATTGATCAGAACACAAAGGAACTAATAAAGTGCGAACTAAACAAACGGGTAGCACACATCGGTAGCGGCAAAAAGGCCGGTGTTGAGTTGGGGATATCAAACGCAACAATCAGCAACATGCTTAACGACAAAACCGAATTGTTAAGTGACGATATGTGGCGCAAAGTGGCCGCTATCTTAAATTGCAAATTGGATGAACGCTGGGTGCATGTTGATACCACGCCCTATTTAAAGCTTATGGGCCATTTTAACGATGCCAGGCTACACGGCAATTCATTCGGTATCATCTGCCATCCAGGCAGCGGCAAAACGCACACCCTTAACCAGCTATCGGCTACTCAAAAAATATCATTGTTGTAAAATGCGTGGATATTATGAAAGTGAGGTCGTTTTATACCGAAATACTCAAATCGCTGGGTAAGCAAGCTAATAGCTACAACCTGTACGACATTCAACAGCAAATCATAGGAGTGGTATCCAAACTGGAGGCACCAATATTCGTGATAGACGAATTAGAGCGCGTTAGGGACACTTCGGTAAGATCGCAATTTATAGACCTGTACAACAAGTTGGAGGAGGTATGCGGCTTTGTTTTGCTTGGCACATCTGTTTTAAAGCTAATGGCCGAAAATGGGTATAAAAGCCAAAAGGTAAACTGGAATACCCTGTTTGACCGAATCGGCGCAAAGTGGATTGAGTTAACGCCGCCGTGCGAAAAAGATGTACTTGAAATTGTAAAAGCCAACGGCGTAGAAAGCCCCGAAAAAGCCTACAGCATTATTAACGACTGCCTTAACGAACAAAATAACTATTCGCTGCGCCGGGTAAAACGCCTGGTGCATGCCCACAAACAAAAATCAGCATCAAAATGAGCCACGTAAAGCATGTAATAACGCTACAGTCGGTTACCAGAGAAAAGGTAATCAGGCTGCTGGGCATTACCGAACTGGATTACGGTAACTACCTGATGGAACAGGCCAACGCGTATTTGGAGGAGCAATTAGGGGGCCTTGAAATGGGTAAGGAACTGGCGGTTAACGCCCTGTTCTGGAAATGGTGGAAAAACCATTGGCACGACATAGATATGGACTTTTTGGATGCCTGTAAGCACATGAGCATAAAGGAGCGTAATATTTATTACCGAATGGTACACGACCGCAGCGCATTTGATTACACCCCGCAACGCGCTATCCTGATAGATGCACTTAAAAATAAAGAATACCCTAAAACTATAAAACACCAATTATGAGCAAAAAAAACCTTTTAAAAGCCGATCTGGAGGCGCAGAGATCGGAGACGGAAACGCTAACCGGCGTAGTTAAATTATTGAAAGAAGGTGCCGTTTTTACAGCCTACGCCCGGTTAAAGCAACTGGTAGCCGATAAGGAGAGATGTATTAAACGCTTAGAAAAAGCCCTTAAGATAAGTAAGGATGAAACCGAAGTTGAAGCTTAATAAAGAACAGTTTGACGCTTTTTACCACTTCTTTGAATATGAAGTGATAACCGACACGCCCGGAGACATTGCAGAAAGCTTAGTGATGGATTTATTAAAAAAAATCTTTTTAAAGATGCAAAAAAGGCGGCTGCAACAATGCAGTAAAAACGGGTGGAGCGTGTCGCTGGAGCCATTTGAGGCAAAAGGGTTTTACGTGTATTTCAATCAGCGAAGCCTTAAAGACGGGTTTGTGTACGAAAAGAACATTATCAGGATGCACCTGTCGGAGTTCGACCAGTTGTACGCTTAAGCCCCTCCCTGCCCTCCCCGTAAGAGAGGGTTCAATCAGCAACAAATTTAAAAAACTATAACAACCAAAAACATGAGCAAAACGAGAGAAAAGAAAGTGTTACTCCCTAACACCATTAACCGCGAACAAGCGGAAACCGCATTTGCCAGCTACGCCGAAGCTGATGCGCAACAACAACGCATAACCGCTAACATGGATATGCAGATCACGAAGATCAGGGACAAATATGCCGACGATCTGGCGAAGCTGACAGAGAAAAAAGCGGCTGATTTTGAGATTATTCAAACCTATGCCATTAACAACCGGGACGCGTTCGGCAACAAAAAAAGCCTGATGCTTACACATGGCGTTATCGGCTTCCGTACCGGAACGCCGAAGCTTAAAACCCGGAAAGGGTTTACCTGGCCTGCTGTTCTTAATATGCTTAAAGAGTATTTACCTGCTTATGTGCGCGTAGCAGAGGAGCCAGCAAAAGACAGGCTGCTGGCCGACCGCGAAGTGCCGGAGGTAGCCAGCCTTTTTGCCAAAGTGGGCATTTTGGTTGACCAGGACGAAGCCTTTTTTGTAGAACCTAAAAAGGAACTGGCGGAGGTAGCGTAATGAAAAATCCAAAAGAAGTATTAAACGCTTTGGAAGATGCCTGGAATGAGTTTAACGAAATGGCCGACGAATTACCGGCCATTGTAAAGCATGAGGATGAGGCCGATTTTAACAAGGCTATCAGGGATGCGCAACGGGTGGTGATTGGCGTACAAGCCAAAATTGCAAACCCGGAATTTTTCGAATAACCAATATTTTAAAAGAATAAAAAATGAAATCAGAAAGATTAATCAGCTTTTACGGAAAGCAAGAAATTAAGGACGCTAAGATAGCCGACCTTAAAAAACACAGGGAATTAGACAACCTGATGCAAAAATCTTATTTCGATAGGGATAAGCAAAAAGGGTGCGCGGTAACGTGTACCATGTTTTCGCCGGAAGATTTTAAAAGTCTGAAAGTGAATACAAGCGATATTCATGGTCGCTACGAAACGCAGTTGGGTATACCGCGCATTATTGCGCGGTTAGAAGACCGGATTTTTGAGGGAATGCCAATTGACGCGGCTAAAGAATGGCCGTTAAAGTTTATTGAGGCCGTGCCGGTTGGTGTAAATATTGAACACGTATGGCGCAAGTTTATGATTTGGCTGCTGATAGATGACACCGCAGGTGTCATCAAATTTACAAAAAGGGAGGATAGCCGCCAGGCTATCCGAAATGTAGCGGAAGCTTTTGCGAGGTCTCTTGAAACGACAGTTTTGCGAGACGAGTGGTGGAAGTTGCGAAGTGCTGCTGCTGCTGCTGATGCTGCTGCTTATGCTGCTGCTGCTGCTGATGCTGCTGCTTATGCTGCTGCTGCTGATGCTGCTGATGCTGCTGATGATGATGCTGATGCTGCTGGCGCGCGCATCAGCGCAGGGCAACAGCACTTTATCTTGATGGGCGAAAAATTGGTTGAACTTTTAAAGGAGGCTAAATAATGCAGATGACTTTAGACTAAACTCCTGGTTGCTGTTAACTGGGGCGATATGTCCAAGCAGGAGCAAAAAGACAGGCGAAAACTAAGCGATGTAGAAGGCGGCAAATACAATCGCCAAATGACATCAGGCCTTTTATTGGAAAATTAATAACCCCTAAAACAAATGATACTTAAACAAAAAATACCTTTTTTAATTAACGTTAGCACTTACTTAGCTAATCATCACAAATCAAAGCCCATTATTTATATAGCCGGAAAAGTTACCGGCCTGCCTGCCGATGAGGTAAACGCAAAATTCAAAGCCGCACAAGTAAAGCTGGAGGCGCAGGGCTTTTGCGTACTTAACCCTACGCAGTTTATAGGCAACGCCGAAAACTGGCAGATCGCTATGCGCATGGCCAGCACCCTGCTTAACATGGCCGATCACATCTATTTACTCCCCGATTTTTCGGATAGCGAAGGCGCACGCATTGAATTTGCGCAAGCAACAAAATTTGGTATAAGCTGCATAAACGAATAGGCTAAATGAATACAACTAACGCATTTCAAGTTTTACAGAAGACTTATGACCTGATGGATTACGACCCGGAGTTTAAAGGTATTCTGGGTAATATCCCCATGAATGTGCTTATGGTGGTATTTGGCGACAGCGGACACGGTAAAACGGAATATGTGATGCGCATGGTAAAAAGCTACTGTAAAAAGGGGGTTGATGTGGATTGGATAAGTTACGAGCAAGGGCATGGCCTTGATATGCAAATGGCCCTTCGGCGTAACAACATGATCGAATTGGGCAAGATGTTTCACATTAGCGACCCCAACCATAAAAAAGACCCCAATACCACCTATTTGCAGGATTTGATTAAAAAAATAAAAGGGCGCAATAGTTCTGATGTGTTCGTGATCGACAGTTTGCAATACCTGGGCCTTACAGTAAAGGAGTACTATGAACTGAAAAATATGTTTTCCAAAAAAGGGTTCATTTTTATCAGCCACAAGCAGGGCAAACTACCCGAAGGCACTACCGCTATCAAGATCGGCTATGACGGCGGTTTACGGATATTGGTTAAAAACTATATCGCTTATCCTGAAAAAAACAGGTTCGGCGGTACGGAACCATACATCATTTGGGAGGAACGCGCCCGGCTATTGGAGCAAAAATTCTTTGCGGAGCGCGATAAACAGGAGCGGAAAACGCTGTTTAACCAGCCGGAAAATGCACAAAACAGCCTTGAAGCATAGGGGGTATTGACATGATAAGATACTTACTAACATCGCCATTTTACAAAGGAGCCGTACAGTTTAACTACGATAATAGCGGTTTGCTGGTGTTTTACAGCGTTTTGGATGCCGAATTGAGTGAAAAACAATTACTCGCTCTGCTTAAAAAGATACCCCGTGAGGAACAGGATTTGACCAATTTAATTTTGGGTACTCAATTCGTGCTTAGAAAGGTAGACCAGGATTTAAGTTTTGAAAACTTTTGGCTGCAATACGATAAGAAAATACACCCGCACCGCTGTGAGCCGCTTTGGAAAAAATACAGTGAAGCAAAACGGGTACTGGCCCTTAAAGCCATTGCCCCGTACACGGCCTATTGTACAAAAACAGGGGTAGCCAAAGCCAACCCGGAGAACTTTTTAAAAAAGGATTATTACAAGACTGACTGGAGTAAAGAAGTCTGAAAGAGCCGAAAGGTTAAAGCTAAAGGCTAAAAGCACAAAACTTAAAAATTGACAGAAAATGGTTATAGGATTTAAAAAGCAATTTGTTGAGCCAATACTACACGGTACTAAGGTTCTAACAATCCGCGACGATAAGAATGGTCGTTGGAAACCGGGTATGATAATGCACATGTATACTGGCGGTCGTTTCTCAAAAGAGTACCATCAATTTGATGAAAAAATATGTTTGTCAACACAACGTGTATTTATGACTTACACCCACATTCTTGAAATTACAGTAGGCAACACGGAGCTGTTTGGCTATAACGAACGTGAAAAGTTCGCAAAAGAAGATGGGTTTGAAAATTTGAAGGCGTTTGAGGCATGGTGGATACCGGAAATTAAAAAGAATGCAGGGCAGGAATTATCAAGGAAGGTTATTCATTGGACAGCTTTAAGGTATTAACATGACACCACAACAAATTAAAATGGTGCGCGGCATGCTGGTTAAGGCTGGCATGGCAGACGTGGAAGATAAAGAGGAACTGGCGTTAATCCATAGCGCAGGGCGCACCCGGAGTTTAACAGCAATGACCTATTCCGAAACGCAAAGCTTAATAGCTGCCCTGCGCGAAATGATTAACCAGCCGGAAGGGCCTAACGAGAAAATGAAACGTAAGATATTAAGCCTTGCGCATGAAATGAAGTGGCATAAGCCCGGCACCCGCAAAGTTGATATGAAACGGGTAAACAACTGGTGCATTGCTAAAGGCTTTAATAAGCCCTTAGACGATCTAAACTATGCGGAGTTGCCAAAGGCAGTTACCATGTTCAACGCGGTTTACATGAGTTATTTAAATGCTATTTAAAGGGCTTGGTGTTATGGAGCGGGTGCATCCTTCTGATTATTACGTGGAGTACAGTAAAATTAGCGAGATAATAGCCCATTTAAGCAATGTAAGGCACTTTTTTACTTGCCAAAATATTGATTTAACAGCTATTGTTTTGCACATACCCCTACCGCTACAGACCGTTTTAGTTGCAAGTATGCACAGTTTCAGCGAAAAACCGCCCGTTGAAACGCATGAAAATGACGTGTTTTTGTTAGGAATGCGGGTAATACCCGGCTACGAATACCGCATTATAGCCAGCATAGCCGCCGATGCCATTTTTGAAACAAGCCCGATGGTGATTATTGACGGGCTGGCTTTTAAACGGGAAATTACTTATACAGAGATTTATTAAGATGAAAAGATTAAAGGTACTTGTTGGATGTGAATACTCCGGCGTTATCCGAGATGCATTTGTAGCAAGGGGCCATGATGCCGTTAGTTGCGATTTGTTACCAGGTGAAATTGATTTATTTAGGACAAACATTGGCAAACATTATCAGGGGTCAGTTTTTGACATTATAAATGATGGCTGGGATTTGGGTATTTTTCACCCGCCTTGCACATACCTATCTTACGTAGGTAACAGGCATTGGAATGCTCCCGGACGAGCGGAAAAACGCGAAAAGGGTTAGAGTTTTTTTTGAATATTTACAATTGTCAGATAGATAAGATTGCGATAGAAAACCCGGTTGGTTATGCAAGTAAATTTATTCCTTATTCACAAATAATTCACCCGTACTATTTTGGTGATAATGCAAAAAAGCGAACCTGTTTATGGTTAAAAAACTTACCAAAGCTTACACATCCAGCCCCGATAGACATCGTCGCGCCACAGCCAGTTTATTACTTGCGGTCGACTGGTAAAGCGATGCACTGGACAGAAGCTAATCACGGCGGACATAAGCGATCTAAGACGTTTGAATGCGTTGCGAACGCTATGGCCGAACAATGGGGGGTGGGTAAAATATATTCTGATTTACTTTAACGTTATTTTACACCTTAATTAAATGCCAGTCAACTACAAAGAATACCCGCCCAATTGGAAAGCTATACGGAAGCGTATTTTATTACGCGCCGGGAACAGGTGTGAGTTTTGCGGCGTTGAAAACCACATTTACCGTAAAGCCGAAAAACCCAACAAACACGGCTTTTTTCAAACTACATTCATTGTGCTTACTATAGCGCACTTAGATCATGACAAAACCAATCATGATGTAAGAGATGAACGCTTAGCCGCTCTGTGCCAGCGTTGCCATTTAAAGTACGATTTGCCGCGCCATATCAATAACCGCAAGTATGGGCGGCATTATCTGGAAAATCAAACCAAATTATTTTAACAAAACGTTAAAAAAAGTGCTGTTTTAGCCCGTTTGGAGCAATCTCATTTTTTGCGCATTTCGTATAATTGTGCTACTTATTACTACATGGCGTTAGGGCACCAAATCGTTACCACAATTCTTTCTGAAGACTTAAAAAAAGGCACAGTAAAGCATCAAAAAGGTGTGTTTACCAGTGAGCGTAATTTTAAGATCGCCTGCCGCCTTTATTATCATTTCAGCATCAAAGGGCTTCGGTATGATGTGGCCCTTACCCGCCTCAATGAGGAGTTTGATTTAAGTGAATTAAGGTTAGCGCAAATTATCATGAATGAGCGCGACAACCTGGAGAAACTTAAAAAGAGCAATGCCGACAGCAAGTTTCTGCAAAAGAAGTTCCCGTATTTTAACTGGTATTAAGTTAGGCAAAAGGGTGAAGCTGAAAGGTAAAAGGTCTATATTTGGGTATGAAAAAAATTATCCTTATCGCTTGCTTTGCCTTATTTGGCTCAACTATTTTAGCTCAATCGCCTTTGCCATATTTAAACACCGTTTGGAAGGTTGACAAATTGGACAGCTTAAAATCGGCTATCGGGGTATTAATTGGCGATGCTTATAAGGTTGAACCCGAACCTTTCACAGCAGATCACGAAGCTGTTACCGTTGCATTTAATGGCGTTGTAAACAAAGACCGCCATATTATCTTAACTTTTCGTAAGGGAATTTCTGGCGGTGATGCCGACATGGGCATAAAGCCGATGCCCATAGTTAGGCAGGTTCTTTTAGAGGGCCTTTTTGTTGATCTTTTCGCGGTTTACCAAAAGCTATTTAACCCAAATGAGTCGATGGAACAAGTTAAACAGAAAGGATATATCAATTTCAACATTAAACAGGATGGCAAAACATATATTGTTTCTTTTGTGCGCGAAGCTGACCATTGGCAAATGAATATCAGAACGTACTAACTTATATCAATTTCCAGATCGGGGCGCGTTAGCTGGGTGTAAACCGGCATAGCGGTGTTATCTGTAAAGCCGAATGCATAGCGCAATACTCTTACCCTAATATTGTCTTTTCTTTTCTCTGTTTGTGCGCTGATGCGGCTTAGTGGGTTAAAATACATATCGTCGCTCCAACCGTGCAGGGCTTTGTTTACGGTATGCTCCAGGTTAAAATAAAACAGGGCGTTTTCTTTATGACTGTTGTTCTGGTAATAATGCGTTGCTGCCGCATAGGCCGTTAGCCCTAACCGTAGCTCCAGGATAGCCGTAGCCAGTTGGCTATCTTCCGCATTGTCGGTGTATTGAATATCCACCATGTCAAATAGCGCACAGGGGAACTTTACGGGGCTTTTGTCCAGTTCGTCATCAAAATCCAATTGGCCCAAATCCTGATCTATAAATTTCAAGTCGGGTATTGTAGCCAGTTGGGTTTGCACCGTTAAAAATACGTTCGCCAATATAGCGTCCATCGTTAAATCACTCATGTTTTTAAACCTTTAAAATGCCTTTAATTGTTTTTTCAAGTTCGCGTATAATGGCTTTATTCAAAACCGGGCTTTCGTGGCCTTCATAGGGCATAAACTGCCGTTGTTTTATGGTTAGATTCATTTTTCGGGTAAACGGCCTAACCTCGCTTTCGCCAATCTGCGTTTTTTCAATTTTGGGTTTCCGTGCGCCGGGCTTTGATACTTCGTCGGTATAAAAACGCCGCCTCATAAATCCGCGAACGTTCACCGTTGCGTTAATGGTTATCCCTTCGTTATGGGCTTTGGCATACGGTACATTGTTGTAAAAACGAACTTCCCCGCGTCCGCTGGTCGTATAGTTGGTGCCGCGCCGAAGCTTGCCGGTAAGCACCAGTATAGTACCTTTGCGTTTGATAGCCGCCCATGGCTGAAATGTAGCACCCTGCCATCCCTGGGCGCGAAAGTTACCATCAATAAAGCGCAGCGTTTTTTGTACCACCATAGCCGGGGCCATGTTGTTGATGTACAGGTTTATTTCTGCCGCCTGTTTATGCGATAATTTTGTAAAGTCTACACTATCCATAGCGCCCCCCTCTAAATCTCCCCCCAAAGGGGAGACTTTTTTGTTTTTATTAGAAACATCGTTACTTTTGTAGTTAAATAATCGCTTGTGTACTCCGGGATTGCTTTTTAGTGGATTGGCCGGAGGGATGCACAAGCGATTTTTTATTGTTTAAATTTTAGCTGCCCTTTGCGCACTTTAATCATTTCGGCGGTATTGATTTTGCCGTTATGCTGCATTTCTACCATTGTGGAACCCCTTACCGTGCCTTCCGCGTCTACCTGTACAAGGATTGGGGCTTTGTCGTAATACTTGATATACGTAAGGCTTAGTTCTTTGTCAATCATGCGGCTCCAAATTTCATCCGGCTTTTGCAATACTTCCGGCACCTTGTTGATGATCTTCCAGCGGTTGTCGGCATTTTGTTCAATCACATGGTTTCTAAACTTGTTATCAAAAGTTACGGTTAAGCCGTCTGCCGTTTTTACATCAAAGCTGCCGCGAATGCTTCCGGCTTGTTCCTGCCACCATTGCAATGCGCTGCTTTTATCGGCCATGTAAACCGATTTTGGGAAGTCGCCTTTTTTGTATATTTTCTCAACGCCATCCATGCCGTAATTTTTTTCCGCGTCAAACTCTTTGATCTTACCCGACCCAATTTCCTGAATGTAGGGGTGTCCATCGGCAAATATTGTTTTTTCCTTGCCCACGTTCTTTTTAAAATACGGCTCTATGTCGGCTACTTTTTCATAGTCCTTCGCGGTAGTCCTATTGGTTGGCGTATCGTTGCTGGCGGCGGGTATCACCGTGCAGCGGCACCGCCAACCGTTAGGCGGGTAAATGCGGTTCCAAATCGGGTCTCTGCTTTCCAAGATAAGGCCGTCTAATATTTTATGCTGCGGCCTAACCTTATCGTCGCCAACGGTTCGGTATTCCAGATATTTAAAACCTTGCAAGCCCTGCCACTTTTCGGCCATTTGGGCAGAGGCTACCGCGTTTTCATATTCGGCAGACAGGTAGGTTTTGTTATACAATTCGTCAACCTGCAATGCTTTAGCTTTAAACTGATTGTAAGGTAGTATTTCGCCGTCATCGCCTAAAAGCAACTTATTGTACAGGCGCAATTCTACAAGGCTCTTAGCCCCGCTAAACGCGTAAATATTGTGGTCTAAATATGCCTTTAGGGTGTTGGTGTAATCGCTGTTTTTAAAAATGGAGCCGCCCAACCCTTCGGCAACTGCTTTAACCAATTGTGCAGACAGGTTTTTATAAAAATCGGGCTGTATGCTGTCGGCTGTTAATTTACCCGAATGCACATCGGCCAAAAATTGATCTAAAATATCTTTATGCCCGGTTAGAGCAATATCGGCAACATGGCCGCAGCCGCAATCGGCGTATAAATTACTTAGTATAATTGGCCCCGTTATGTCCGGGGCCACCCGAAAAAATGTAAAAAATCCAATGCCATTTTAGCTTTTGTGCCGGTGTTTGCCGCCCTGGTTAAGGGTTTTTTTTGGACTTTGACAGGCGGCTTTTTACCATCTTCGGGGTCGTTAGCAGGGGGGGTATTGTCGTCGTCTAATTCGTCATCTTCGGCCAATTGTTGCGTTTCCAGTGCGGCAGCGGCTTTTTTCTCTGCTATTTGTGTATCGTAGTCGGCCGGCTTCGGCATTCCTGTAAATTGGTAAATAAATTCATGGTCAACAGGCATGTTTAATTTTTGAGCCATATCTACAAACATGCTGAAAGTTTCAACCGGCCCGGCTTGTTTTTTAGCCTCTGGGATAATGAATTTACCGCCGTCAACAGGCAGGCCGAACGCCCTCATGATTTTGATAAAGCGGCTGTTTAAAATGCGCCTTGTAAAGTCTAAATCCGTTTCGTTCTTTTTGTCGTCCTGGTCGCCGTGTTCCTGCGCCTGTGCGTATCCGCTTGTTTTGCTGCTTTCCACCGTTTCCGTAGTGCCTAACAGGGCTTTGGATATTTCGGCGTTCATGCTGTTTTTAAATGATTCCTGTAGCTGGCCGGTAGCCCCCTGGCCTTTGGTTTCGATAAAATTAACTTTAGTGCCTGATGGCCGCACCAGCCTACCGCTGTTACCCATAGCGGTGATGGATTCCAACAGCTTTAACCGCTGATCTTCGTCAAAACCGTCCCACTCTGCGTCCATGATCGGCTGACCGAAAATTTCAATAAAATTGGAATAGTCGGCGTAGTTATTGCGTTTTAAGATGGCGTATTGGGCTGCCGAAATAAATAAACCCATGTCGCGCGGTTTACCTGCCTCCAGCACTGTATAAGCGTATCGGCCTTCGCGAACGCTAAACCCGATGTCGCCGTTTTGATCGTAAACAATCAGGCCGCTTTCGGGGCGCATGTGCTTACGGTCGAACTGTGTGGCCGTCATGTCCCAACGCCCTTCCTCATCGCGGAATATATCGCACTCTACCATTGAGTAGCCCCAAAACTTCGAAAGCATAATTTCGGTTAGTAAATCGGCAAAACCAATGCTATCCAGCAATTCATTAACCTCATCAACGGGCTTGCCTTCTTTGTCCACATACTGCCATTTCGCTATCGTAATCGGGTCGATGCGCTTACCCGTGACGGCAATTAAATGGCCGTCCAGCATGATGTCATGATAAAGATCATAAAGCAATACCCGGCGCGGCCTCATGATGCTTTCGGCAACGCGGAGCGCGTTCCGCCATTTGCCCAAATCCTGCGGCTGTCTTAAAATCTGCCGTATATCCAGCTTAGTTGTTTGGATGATGGGCGCATTTGTGGCCGTTATTGCGCCGCCCTTTTGTATGCCGACCTTGCGGAGCGGTTTTTTATTTTTTGCCATTTAAAAGCGTGTTAAAGGGGTTAGTAGTTATTGATGCGTTTATCGTAGCTGGATACGTGGAAAAGATTGCTGTTTTGATCGGGCGGTTTTGGGGGCCAGTTAACGGGTTTAAGCTTGCCGTTTTGAACCCTGCTTAACCAGGTACGCGCATCGTTGGCGCGTTCCCTTATATCCTTTGTGTTTTGGTTAGCCGGGCAGGCTGCAACTAAAAACCAACATGCCAAAGCTTTGCAGCTTTCAAATAAAATCGGGTCGCGGTCTGTGCCGGTGCGGCCAAAAAGGGTAACAACATCAAAGCGGTCGCAATAGCTTTGGGCTTCGCCAATACCTGCGGCTATTGCGCTATCTACTTTGGTATCGTCACCTTCGGTAATAACGTCAATGTCTTCCAGGTAAATAATCGTGGTTAAATCTGTTTTGCTTATAAATGCCATAATTAAACTCGTTTGCTGTTTGTAGGCCGCGCTACCACCTGTATGCCGCCCGTGTTGTTTACTATTTTACTATCCACTATGAATTTTGCGCCTTCAACAGCATCGGGGCCGTCATCATGCGCCCGGCTGGTTTGGCTCAATGCTTTAAACTGCGCTTCCATCGCCTTCATGTCCTGCGTGTCCCGTTCAGCTTCGTTAAAAAATAAGAGGCCGTTGCGGTTGATCGGCTCCAGAGACGATTCTATGCGGTAGAATTTTTCGAGCTTTTTGCGTTCGTCGGCTTTTAGCGGGAGTGCTATGTCTGTACGTTTGTTGGCTTTTTGTATCTCCAACTTTAGCGGCTCATCAATCCACGGCCATTCAATGAGCATGTAAACGGGTACGGCGGCTTTAACCAGTTCCATAATTTCATAATGCCATTCCAGCATTACGGCGGTAGTGGTTTGGGCGCACCGGGTATGCAGCACATGGTATTCCTGTTTGTACTTACCCATAAGTACTACGGCTTTAAAATCGCTTTTGCGGCCACTTTTATAAGATGGGTCGCAGTAAGAAACTAAAAAGCGGTAGTCTTTAAGGGGCCGCATTTTCTTAAAATAAATCTCTTTAAATACCTTGCCTTCGGTAATCGGGTTATTGTAGTATTCGCCCTGTATGGCTTTGTAAGAAAGGTTACGGAGGGCAATGTCAATATACTCCTCCGTGTTTTTTGACGGCCAGGTACTTTTGCCATTTTCGTCACGAATGTTGACGATCTCGTAATAGTCGGCAACGGCCATCGCCCTAACCATACAGCAATCTTCGGCAATGATGTTACCGTTAAATATGACTAGCAACGGCACGGAGATAGACCGGGTAGGTATCAAAGCACGTTCTAACCAGTCGTAATTGTGCTCTACGATCTCCGGGTTTCGGCAATCTTCATCCGTGTCAAAATCATCGACAATAATTAAATCCGGCCTGATCTCATCGTTACGTGTACCCCTGGGTGACTGCCCGGCACCCAAACAACGCCATGCAACGCCAGCTTTGGTAATAAATTCGCTTTCGCTCCAGTCGCCATAGCTTTGCTGTTCGCCATAGTCGTTTATTATCCGCTGGTTTTTTTCCAGTATGGTTTTATAGGGCTTTAAAAGGCGTTTGGCATTATCAAAACTGTTACTGGTTAAAATAACGTTCCGCTTCTTTTTGGTTAGCGTAAGGTATAACGCTTCCATCATGGTACGGCCAGATTTAGAAAGTTCGCGGCTCCAGGGCCTTGCCTCAAAAAACTCCGGGTTGTACAAAACCCGTTTGGTAGATGCTATGTGGAACGGGGCCGGTTCTGATGTATAGAACGACAAAAAATAATATTTAAACCATAACTCCTCATTGCCATCTTTTTCCAGCCATTCTATACGCTTGCGTTTTTCTACCGGGGTTTCCAGCAGGTCAACCGGGGCGGCGCGGTTCATGTTATCAACAAACCTGTCCCAATCAATGAGTGCTTTTTTGTCGGCTGCTTTTATCATTTAAGTTTGGTTTTGATAAACAGATCAGCCCATTTCATTACAATCTTTGCTTCGGCTAAATTTTCGGTACGGGCAAAATTCACGACCGACATAAGAACCTCGACAGCTTCCTGCGCTGATACTTCGGTCTCCAGCTTGCCAATGGCTGCGGCGATCTTGATTAAAATATCCGCCTCTTTTGGGGTTGGAAAATTGGCACCTTCCCCGCGTTTTTCAATGCTGTCGTTTAGGGCGGTATACTGGCGATAGGTGCGCCGCAATTCCTGTTCGCGGGTAAGTAAAATACTGGTGCGTTCGCTTTCCCACTTTCCGTCAATAATCCACTTACCAATGGTTTTTTCGGTAACGCCTACGCGCTCTGCCAGTTCCTTTTGCGTAATCACGCCATCTCTTGTAAAGAGGCTTTGCGCCAGTTTTTTGCGCACTTCCAATTCCTCTTTTGTCAGCTTTTTTTTAACCATTACGCCCCGATTGTTTCTCAAAAATGGGTGCTTTTTTACCTCTTATATAATGCAGTATTCAAATGATTAACGCAGCCTTAGTCATGTGGTAAAGTGGCTTTAATCATTCAAAAACCCGGTTTTTTAAGCCCGGCAAAGCGGCTTACGTTTGTTCTCAATCACAGCGGTCATAAGCTTTTTAGCAGGATGAAAAACTAAAAACAAACACATGGAAAAAAGGCAATTAACAAGGGGACGGGCAGCTAACACAACTGAAAAACAATGAAGCGCACCACAAAGCGGTATGTAGTTACAACCAGTTCCCTTAATTGCTATTTGTTCAGGGTGCTTACTACAGGCGGCGATATGTCGCAATATGTAAACAACCCGATTATGCTTTGGATGCACCTTCGCGCTACAGGTAATTCAAAAGATCAGATTTTGCCGTTAGGCCGATGCGTGGACATAAAAATAGAGGGCGATCAAATTACCTGTTACCTGGAGTTTGATGAGACCGACCCCTTTGCCATGCAAATTTATAACAAGTACGAAAACGGTACTTTAAATATGCTTTCGCTGGGTGCTAAACCTATTGAGATCAGCAACGACCCGGAATTAATGCTACCCGGCCAGTTAGGCCCTACTGTTACAAAATGGCTTTGGGTAGAAACAAGTTGCGTAGATATTGGCGGTAACCCTGATGCTTTCGGGTGCCAGCTATACGATGCCGACGACAATAAAATAGAAATGGCAAGCCTTACCCCGGAAGGAATGATTGCCCTTTATGACAACCTGCAAAACACCATAAAATCAGACATGAAAATAATCACGCTTAATGCGGCTTCGGCTTCTGCCATTTTGCTGCACTTGAAACTAAACGAAACGGCTACGGAGGTAGATGTGCAAAAGGCGGTAGCCGACCTGGTGCAACTTTCTTTAGACCGTGAAACTCAAATTCAGACCTTAATCACCGAAAAGGAAAGTTTAACGGCTGCTAAAACAAAGGCAGAACAGGATTTGGCAAACAGCATTAAGCTGGCTACCACTAACAAAATTATTGCCCTGGTGGACACCGCCATTGCTGAAAAGAAAATTTTACCCGGCCAGAAAGAAACTTACATCAAGCTGGCTACTGCGGATTTTGACAACACTAAAGCCGCGCTGGACGCAATTACACCCACAAAAACAATCGCGCAGGCCGTGGGCGAAGGTAAAGCCGCTGGCGGCGATTACACTGCGCTATCATGGAATGACCTCGACAAAGCCGGAAAGCTTACAAAGCTAAAGGCTGAAAACTTTGAACTATTCAAAGAAAAGTTTGCGGAAAGGTTCGGCAAAGAATACAAAGGATAAGCGCAAGGTTAAAGGCGAAAGCCGAAAGATCATTCAACAACTCATTTAAAACAACTTTAAACAATGATTAACATCAAATTAAAACCAGTCAACTACCTGTATAACGTGTTGGCTATTGTGTTGCTTTTTTCCATCATCGGGGTGCCGCTTGCGTTTATTGCGCCCCTGGCTGCTATCGGCGGTTTGGTATCGGGTACGGTGCTGGGTTTTGCTCAAAAATCATTTAGCCATTTTTCTATCATGATGGCCGTTCAAAAGGAAATTTGGGAAGCCGATATTGAGGAACAAATTTTTAAAGACAATTCTTTTTTGCGGTTTTCTTTTAAAGCCGACGAATACGTTAACGGCAGGGCGGTACATATCCCGCAATCCGGCGGCTCTGGCAACGTAAGCAAAAACCGCACTAACTTACCTGCAAACGTGCGCAAGCGTACAGATACCGATGTGATCTACCTGATTGACGAATATACCACCGACCCGGTATTAATACCGAACGCAGATACTGTAGAGCTTACCTATGATAAACGTGCAAGTGTGCTGGGTGAGGATAAACAAAAGTTGGTACAAACCGTGGCCGAAGAGGCCCTGTATAACTGGCTGAATGATTTGAGTACAGGCGTTGCCGTTCCGTTGCCATCTACAAGCATGATCTATACCACCGGGAAAATTGCCGGGTCGTCTATAGCGAATATTGTTCCGGCTTCTGCCCCTGGTGCTACCGGGTATCGTTTTGGCGCAAGCTTAACCGATTTGCAAGCCGCCTCAACCTTTTTGAGAAAGCAAAACCGCTGGTTTGAAGGCCAGATGTATTCGTTACAGCCATCGATGTTAAACGCTCAAATGTTTCCTGCCGACAACCTCACTACCGCTACCTATATGCAGGCAGCTACAGAGGAGGAACGCCGCAAAGGCTTGCTGATGAAAGCGCAGGGATTTGGCATTATGCAGCGCAGTACGGTAGTGTATGTATCGGCTGCCGGAGTAATTCGCGCCCCTGGCGACCCTGGCGATGTTGGCGATAGCGAAGCTATTTTATGCTGGTATACACAGGGCGTTGAGTTGGCCTATGGCGAAACCAAAATGTTTGAACAGATGGGCGCACCGGCTTACTATGGTGATTTGTATTCCTTCTTAGTCCGTATGGGAGGCCGTCCGCGCCGTGCTGATTTCGCAGGCATTTGTTTGCTTGTACAAGGTACGCCTACCGCAGGGCAAATAACTGCCTGGGAAGCCGCTATTGCAGCCGAATAATTGATAAACACCACCACAGCGAAATAGACGATTACTGCCCCGCGCAAATGGCGCGGGGCTTTTGAAAAAGAGAAATGAAAAAAAACTGGTGCCTGTTGATGCTTGGAACTTTTGACTACCATAGTCTGACGGGCTTCTTTGAAAGCCTGGCCCCTTCGTTCCGGTATGCCATTACTAAACCGCTTTTGCTGGTAAGCTTTGCTTATCCAACCTTTGTAGCCGTTGTGGGTTTGTTTTTTCCGGGCATGGATGCCGCCATAGGTGTGCAGGATGGTGCATTTATATCGCTTATTCTGGGATTTGTAGTCGAATTGATGACGGGTATTACAGCCTCACACCTGCGTAAAGAACAGTTTAGCAGCTTAAAGCTTTCGCGTTTTACGCTAAAGATATTTGTTTACTTAGTGATTATAGCCATACCCTACCAATGGAAAAACGACTTTAAGGCGCATCATAACGATGTAATGGCCGCAGCTTTCGACTGGCTCCAAAATTTCCTGATCGCGCAAATTGTATTTGAAAACATCGTCTCCATACTTGAGAATATGGCGGTGATCTGCGGGAACGACAAAGCAGCCTGGATTAACAAGATTAAAGAAAAGTTAAACCTTTTGAAATGAAAATGACATTAGACGATGCCGGAAAGACATTGATTGAAGGCTTTGAAGGGTTGGTATTACATGCTTACCAGGATGTAGCCGGAGTCTGGACGATTGGTTACGGTAGCACCCGATATGCCAACGGTCAGCCTGTTAAAAAAGGCGACTTGCTGTTAAATAAAGAATGTGCCTCTGATCTGTTTTTACACACGCTTGGCCAATATATTGAAGCGGTAAACACGCATGTAAAAGTTCCGCTAACACAGGCGCAGTTTAACAGCCTCGTTAGTTTCACCTACAATGAAGGCACGGGCGCGTTAGCCGAAAGCCATTTGCTAAAAAAGTTAAACGCCGGAGACTTTAACGGTGCGGCTGCGGAGTTTTTGATTTGGGATAAAGTAACAGACCCGCACACCGGCCAAAAGATCGCATCCCGTGATTTGTACAAGCGCAGGTACATAGAAAGTAAACCTTTTAAAACACAAGCATAATGAAAGACAAATTCAACGGCCCCGTGTTAGGGGTCATTATTTTCATGTTTGCATTGGGGCTGTTATTATTCTTTACCGGATGCGCCGGAACAAAGAAAATAACTACTGACAGCAATGCAAGCTTGCACCGGGTAACAACCGTTAAGGCCGATAGCACCAGCGACAAGGTGACCGACATTAAAACCTTTGGTGATACGCTAAAAGGCCAGGCGGTTTTACCTGTAGATACGTTGGAGGCCGACACGCTGCACGAGGCCAGTAGCGGTATAAACCTTACCGTTATTTTAAGGCCAAAACATAACAAGGCCGGTAAAATTACAGGACAGGAAATTGACTATACGGCGATTGCAAAACCAACAACAAATACAAATATACACGATGTGCAACACAGCAAAGTCAGCACGACAAACAAAACGGATTCTGTATCGCACGTGAAAACCCAAACAACTCAAAGTATAGGCTGGGGTTTGCCATCGTGGATATGGTATGTGTTACTGGCGGGGGTAGTGATTGCTGTAATTAAATATTTTTTTTAAAAAGCTTTTAAAGCCTGTTTAACGATGGCGGACATACCGGCATCGCCAGACTTTCAAGCCTTCTATAAATACTTTTTGGATATAGAAGGCGGAAACCCTCCATTACCGCCCCCGGCTGGCGATGAGGAGCAAAGTTACGGCACGGCCAAACTACAGGAGCCGGAAACGGACAACAACGGTTGGGAACTGCCCGAAGTGCAAGACCCCGACATAATTATTAACGAAGCCGATAGCGGGGCAGATGCCGCGCCGGAGGTGCAAAACAATTAAAAAATGATTCCAGGTGTTAATGTGAGCCTGGCTAACGGCCAGATCGGCGGTTCGGTAGCCACAAACGATAATACAACCGGTTACGTATTAACCGGCGCAGGGACTGGTATACTGCCTTTACTTACGCCGATTAAAGTAGTGAGCGTTTTGGATGCCCAAACGCAGGGTATCACGCAAACGGCAGAGCCGGAAGCCTACAAGTTCGTAACCGAATTTTACAGTATCCCCGGCACTTTGGGTGTGCCCGTTTACATCATGCTGGCGGCGGACACGACCAGTTTGGTTGATCTGTGCAACATCAATATAGCGACAAGCATTAAAAAGCTGGTTGACTATTCAAATGGCACCATCCGCGTTATAGCGGTATCCCGCACCCCGCAGGCCGGTTATGTGCCTACCACGCCTAAATTTATCGACAGCGATGTGATTGCGGCGGTGCCGAATGCCAAAGCGTTTGCAACGGCCATGTTTGCAGCACATACCCCGCTACGCATCCTGATCGCCGCCAGGGTAAACGATATAACCAGCAATACGATAGATACGCCTAATACTTTGGGCGCAAATAACGTTGGGTTGGTTATCGGCAGCACCGCTAACGATGGCTTTACCAGTATGGGCCTGTTTTTAGGCCGCGTGGCCGCTACGCCGCCGCACCGCAACTTAGGCCGTGTGCAGGATGGAGGCCTACCGATCAGCGCATATTTTATAGGCGATCTGCCTATTTTGCAGGATAACACTATGCCGTCCGCGCCCTGGTATGAGCAATTAAACGTATTAATTGATTCGGGATTTATGACGGTTACCAGTTACGCGTCTGTGGCCGGGTACTTTATTAGCGACGACCCTATGGCCGTTGCCGAAAGCGACGATTATGCCAGCCTTGCCAATGGCCGGGTGATTGACAAAGCCAGCATTGTAAGCTACCAAACCTACGTACAGGAAATTAACAACGATGTGGATTTGGACGCTAACAACCTGCTGGAGCCGGTAGTAATAGCCGCTTATGATGCCGCAATTGTTAACGCTCTAAACCTTAACATGGCCGAAAGTATGAGCGGTAGCCCGGTAAGCTACACCGACCCTTCGCAACCCATTTTGGCTACCTCCACCTTCAAAACAAAGCTGCGTATCAGGCCAAAAGGATACACCAAAATAATTGACGTTGAACTGGGTTTTTACAACCCGACTAATAACTAAGCTATGTCAGTATCAATCAACTCACAAGAATTAGAGTGGAAACATGCCAGCCTGTCGGTGATCGGCGTAGTTATCCGGGGCCTGCGCGGCTTAAAGTACAAAAAAACAACCGACAGCGAACACTTACACGCCGCAGGCGATGAGCCAGCCGGTATACAGAGCGGTAATAAAAAATACGATGGCAGCATCAAATTTTTAAAGAGCGAAATAGACAGGCTTAATACCGCCGCCCGTAATGCCGGGTATGATGACTTTGGGGACGTGCCTTATCAGTTGATCGTCGGCACTTTCGTGTATAAACAGGCATTCGGCAGGCCGCAGCAAACCGACATTATCAGCGGAATCAAATTTACCGATTGGGAGAAAGCAATGGAACAAGGCGCGAAGATGATGGAAGTTGATGTTCCGTTCCTGGCAATGGGCATAACACAATCTTAAAAAGCAAAATGAAAGCAATTACAAAAAGCAGCGAAGTGACGCCGGAGATTTTAGCGGAGTGGAACGCTAAACACCCTACAGGCGTTTTTGAATTGGCCGTAGAAAGCGGCGAATATACAGGCACCAAAAATAACCGCATTCCGATCATAAAATTTAGAGGCTGGATGCGTAAGCCCACGCGCGACGAAATGCGCGAACTAACCGCGAAGGCAAATGGAACCGACCCGGTAACCTATACCGAAATTGTGCTGGACACCCTTTGGCTGGGTGGTGATGAAGAAATTAAAACCGACGATGAGGCATTTTACAGCGTGATGCCGGAAGTGCAAAAGGTACTTGATATAAAAGCGGCCAGCTTAAAAAAGTTGTAGAGGATGCCCGCGGTGATTTAGAAAGCGATTGGATTGGTTACATAGATACCACCATCGCTTTTTATACCAGTTACGACCCCTCTACACTTAGTGATGAACGTTGGGCGCAGGTTTGGAAGCAAATTGAAGATATAAGGCAAAAAGAGGCCGAAAGAAACGGTTTAAGGTAATGGCGAATATTGTTGAATTTCTGGTAAAGATACGTGACCTGGGAAGCGGCCAGATGCGCCAGCTTGCCAATAACAGCGATGGTGCATTTAACCGCATATCAAACCGGGTGCGCATGACCGGGTCAACCATAGATCAGCTAAACGGCAAGATTGAGGCGTTAACCAAAACCCGCGATATATCTTTAAACCTGACCGACATTAAAAGAGCCAACCAGGAAATTGAAAAGCTGGAGCGCAAAAGGGATGCCCTGCAAAACAGGGGCAAAAGTGGAGGCGGCACGCTCATAAAAGGCTTGGGTGTCGGCGGTGTGCTGGGTTTGAGTGCGTTGGGCGGTTATTCGATTAAGCAGGGTATGGAGCGGCAAATGGCCGGAACCGCCTTCGAGGTAATGGCCGGAAAGAAAAACGGCAATGCCCTCCATAAAAACCTAATGGGTTTTGCGACCGACACCATTTACGGAAATGAAGTATTTGGCGAAGCAAAAACGATGCTGGGTTTTGGGATTGCCGCTAACAATGTTATGCCAGCTATGAAAATGCTGGGTGACGTGGCTATGGGCGATGTGGAACACATGAAAAGCCTTACCCTGGCTTTTGCGCAAAGTGCCAGCGCGGGAAAGCTTACAGGACAGGATTTGTTACAATACGTTAACGCCGGATTTAATCCACTGCAAGCGATCTCTGAAAAAACGAAACGCAGCATGGCCGATTTGCGCAAAGACATGGAAAAAGGTAAAATAACCTTTAAAGATGTTGCTGGGGCCTTTGAATATGCTACCGGGCCTATGGGCAGGTTTCATAATGGCATGCAAAAAATGGGCGAAACGCCTACGGGTAAGATTATGGCTTTTCAGGGTGCTATGGAAACTTTGGCCGGGACGATTGGTATGGGCTTGCTGCCTGCCGCCGGTGGTGTAATTGACGCGCTCAACTGGATGGGCAATCACCAGGGATTGATGTACGGCATAGCCGCAGGTATAGGGGCCATGACTATAGCATGGGCGTTGTACACCGGGTGGACGCAACGCGCCGCCATTTGGCAAGGCATTTTAACCGCTATCGCCTTCTGGCCTATAGCCGTGATCGGAATTTTAGTAGGCGTAGTGGTTTGGCTGGTTAAAAGCTTTGACGGTTGGGGAAAAAGCATAACAGCGTTGTGGCAAATCACAAAAGACTTTTTTGCCATCGTAGGGATTACGTTTAAAGAAAACTTCCAGGAGTGGATGTATTTTTTCGATATGTTCTACCTCAAAGCTAAAAGCGTTTTTGAGTATGTGGGGACGCTGATCGGCAATACCGTAAAGGCAATGGGCCTCGCTTTAAGTGGCGATTTTAAAGGCGCAAAAAACCTGTTAACTGCGCATATTACTACCGATGCCGATAAAGAAATAGATGCGCTCAAAAAGGAACGTGCTAACCAACGGTCGGAAAACATGCGGGATATTGGTAAGCATGTGGGAAGCATTACCAATGCATGGAAGCAGGTAGGGCTAACTAAACATAAAGACACTCCTGATAACTCCACCTCAAATGACTGGATGAGCCAGAAGTTTGATTTTAAAGGCGGCGCAGGTTCACCCCCCGCAGGCGCAGGCGACACCAGCAAAGGCATAGCCGGGGGCGGCGTACGTAACCTGACGATCAATATAGCTAAACAGGGTATTGACAGCGTTACCATTCATGCCGCAAGCCTTACCGAAGGGGCCAGCCAGATACGCAGCATTTTTATTGAAATGTTTAACCAGGTAATAAACTCCGGCAATGCTGCCGTAAACCCGAACTAATGAGCCTTGCAACCTTAGATACAGCCTTCAATATTGTTGACCTGTTTGAACAGGTACACGGTTACCGCCCTGCTTATGTGGCTGGCCTGCCGGATAACCCGCCAGCATTGCCCCCGGCGCAAGTGCAGCCAGCTACTAAAAAAACGGTGAACCTCTATGGCGAAACGCTCTACGGCCAGGCAGACATGATAGGCCGTGAAGTGTTTTGCCCGATCACCATTGAGGTAGACGGTACTGATTATAATTTCCCTTTCGCTGTAATCGGCATTGATCGTACTAAAACGGTCGTCGAAACTCAAATGACCGAATTGAACGGGTCAGTAAAGGAAATTATTGGTAATAACGACTTTGAGATAAGCATCAAAGGGTTTGTGATCGGCGACTATGACCAGTTCCCGGATGACAAAATAAAGATGTTGAATGATGTTTTTGAGTGGAACCAAACGGTACGGTTAAAGTCTGCGTTTTCTGATATTTTTTTACACAGCAACGATTACGTGCTAATCAAAAAACTAAGTATTCCTGAAAAACCGAAAGTGATCGGGGTGCGCGACTTTGCGTTTTCGGCAGTTAGTGACGGTATTTTTAATTTGTATATCAGCTAAATGGCATTTACCCTAAACAGTATAATCAAGATCGGCGCGTACACCTTTGCCGGGGGGGTGCATGAGCTAACGATTAAAAAGAATGTTCATGTCATCGTCGATACTGCCGTGCTTAAAATACCGGGTCTGGGTCGCATTGTGTCGGTAAAAAACGCCATCAATTCGGCTTTAAGCCTGATTGGTTTAGGCAATCAAACGCCCGTTTCAAACCTGCCAGCCAGCAGCGTTCAAACCGCATTGCTTTTTAAAGAAGGCGATAGCGTGGCGATTGATTTGGGTTATAACGGGCAACTGCAAAACGAATTTCGCGGATTTGTGCGCCGGGTAAATATCACTACCCCGATCACCATTGAACTGGAGGGCTACGCCTGGCAATTGCGCAACCAAAATATTTTAGCCAGTTGGAAGGCTACCACCGTAAAGGACGTTTTACAGCGCATTATACAAGGTACTGATATTGTGTTAAGCCCGGATATACCGCAGATTGCGCTAACAAACTTTTATATAAAAAACGAAAGCGGCTTAAAAGTACTGGAGTATTTAAAAGACAAAATGTTGTTAACGGTTTACTTCGACGACAACGTGCTGTATGCCGGGATTGAGGAGGGGCGCATAACGGCTACTACCAGCGGCGTACAATCGCTTTCTACGTTGGCAGAAGTAAAATACAGCATCGGGTATAACTGCCCAACCAATCAGCCCGATTTAAAGCAACGGTTAGGAAAAGATAACCTGGTGCGCGTAAGGCTTAAAACCCGCCAGAAAACCGGCAAATGCATTTTATACGAAGCTGGTGACCCGGGAGGTGCGATAGTGGAAAGGATTATTCCATTTAGCAGTGATGTGAACTATTTGCAAAGCCAGGCAGCGGCTTACTTGAAAAAACTAAAATATGACGGCTACGAGGGCAAAGTTACCGGGTTTTTGCAACCCTTTTGCAAACCCGGATGGAAAGCGACGATAACCGACAAAAAATATAACGGCGCACGCGCAGGCACCTATTTCGTGCCTGGCACGGAGGTGACGTTTGGCGTTACAGGGGCAAAACGGAAGGTTCAAATAACTTATAGGTTAGATGGAGTGGGCAGCTAAACTAAGAACAGAGTTTTTAAAGCAGGCACACAGCGGAGGGCCGGAGCCTATTTATGACGCGGTGGTAACCGCCATAGACCCCGAAACTTATACGTGTACCATCCTGCTAAATGAAATTTCGCTGGCGGATGTGCGGCTACGGGCAGTAGTTAGCAACAACCAAAGTATAGACGTGCTGCCTGCAATAGACAGCGCGGTGGTAGTTGGAAAGATGGGCGACGATGATTTTTTAGTGATCGCTTGCGATCAGATAACCAGTTACCGCGTAACCGTAGGCTTAATGGTTTTTACCATTGACCAAACCGGCTTTAAAATAACCAACGGAACCGATAGCCTGGCTAAGATACTAACCGACCTGGTTAAGGGAGTGCTAACCATAGCCGCGCCGAAAGATGTGCCTGATATAACCGCGCTGTTATTGCGCATAAGCAATTTACTAACATGAATGACGCTCAATATAAAACAGATTTAAAAGCCGCGTACAACGAAACACTTGCCAGCAAAGGCACGGCGGACGCCGCTTTGGATGCGTTTTTAGACGCATTTATAACAGCGACAGGCGACTATGTAAGGTCGGCGACTATCAATTATATGAGCGGTTTAATAAGCGGCAGCGGCCCCGTAACCGGCCAGTTTGAAGGGGATTTGCAATGATAGATTATTTGATGGATGCAAACGACGACCTGCAAATAGCTAACGGCGATTTGGTAAGGGGTACAAGCAACAATCAGCATAAGCGAAGTTTGTTGCTGGCGGAAAAGGGCGACTATAAACAGTACCCAACAGCGACCGTAGGTTTAAGCAGCTATCTGAATGATGATAGCCCGTCAAACTTACTACGCGAAATACGCCTTCGCTTTAGCGACGATGGCATGACGGTTTATCAGTTGGGTTTTGTAGGGACTAAACTTGTTGATATAGCAGAATATGCCCAATAGCGTACAGATACAGGCAAAACAGGTAGCTATAGATATAGCTATGCAGCAATGCGGCGCGGCTGACAGCATATTCGACGTTGCCGCAGCCAATGGTATTGGTATAACAGATGCTTTAGTGAGCGGCCAGATGGCTAACTATCCGGCTGTGGTAAACCAGCACGTTGCGGATTATTTTAGAAAATACGGCCAGTTTCCGGCTTCGGCCACAAGCCAACTGGAAGTATTATTACCGGGGGGGATAGGGTTTTGGGCGATTGGGTTTGATTTTATAGTACAATAAAATGGCACAGACAGTAGACTATTGGTATCAGCAAATTATTGGCCGCGTTAATGCAGACCCTAATTTAAGCGGCTTAAACAGCACCAGCAATGTAGCCGATTATAAGCTATGGGCTTACATAGTAGCTTTTTTTATTTGGACGTTGGATACCTTGTTTGATTTGCACCGGGCAGACGTAACCGGCTTATTGCTCAATCAAAAAATGCACTCGTTAACCTGGTATCGTAACCTGGCTTTGCTTTTTCAATATGGGCAATCATTAACGACCGACACAGATCAGTACGCCAATACCGGCCTTACCAGCGACCAGATAGCCGCACAAAAAATAATTACACAAGCCGCCGTTGTAGAGAATACAGACGGCAGCTTGCGCATGAAAGTGGTGAAGTTGGTTGACAATGACTATGCGCAATTAGATGATGCGGAAAAATTGGCGTTCACCGCCTTCATTGCCGACACTAAGGACGCTGGCGTTAAGATCACAATTGACAGTTTGCCGCCTGATGCGCTAAAGCTGGTGATAGACATTTTTTACGACCCGTTGGTATTGAATGCTACAGGAGCAAGGATAGACGGAAATGCGTCTACCCCGGTTATTGATGCCAGCAACGCGTATTTAAAAGCTTTAAAATTTAACGGGGAATTTGCAAAGATGCGTCTAAACGATGCCATACAAACCGTAGACGGCGTGGTGTTGGTTGGCATATTAAGCGCACAGGCTCAATACGGGACGCGGCCATTTGCAGAGATTGACGAAAAGTACATTCCTGATGGCGGTTACCTGCGGGTGCCTGACGGCGGATATGTAATTAACTATAGGCAGTATGTTTAACATCAATTACGAATATCTGCTTTTATGGCTCATCCCTTATTTTAAGCGGAAGCCAAAGCTTTTTTCATGGCTGCGTGCGCTATGCTCTCCGGTAGTTACCCTGTATAGGCTTTTTTTAACGGCCCGGGCCGCCGATCTGTACAACCTTGCCCATGACAGCCGGGTGTTTAGTATACAGGCGGTACTAAACGATAGGTTCGACGCAACCGAAAGGCGCATTTATATTACGGATGGCTTTGCCTTCGACCGGATTTATATTTTCAGAGAAGACGAAAGCAAGCCCCTTTATCTGGCTAGCGTACCGCTTTATAATCCCGGAGATTACGGCGATACCGGTGTGGACTTTATTGTCAATGTGCCTTTAGCCATTAGCATAGGTGCGCAGGATTTAATACAGATGACCGCCTTAGTGACGGCTTATAAACTGGCAAGTAAACGATTTTTAATTTACAGAATATGAACAGGTATGATTTTACGCAGCCGGGCGGATTCCCGTTCGATCAGGGCGTTATGGCATTTATACAGGATTGCATTGATACCGCAGAGCAAGCTGCCTCACTTGCGGGGCCGTTGGCTATCCTTTCAGGCTGCGTTACCAACGGCAATACCGTTACACCAGGTTACGTAGTTATCAATAACGAAATATTGCCCTTCGTCGGCGGCGTAATTCAGCCCAAAGTAATTATTGTGGAAACGGATACCACAATTGTTTACCAGGACAATACGCCCCGTGTAGTAAAGTTTACCCGCGTAGCCCAATTTGGCGACGATGGTGTACAAAATAACTTGTGGGCTAATTTTTCGACAAACAAAGGGAGCGGCGTACTGTCGCGCCTCGATGCGCTGGAGACTGATGACGCCGCCTTAAACCAGGAAATAGCCGCCATTAATCAAAACATTACCACGATTGAGGGCGATATTAACGCCATCGACCAAAGTGTTGCCGATATAAATACACAGATAGCCACGACCATAAAAAAGCTGGCAAGCGGCAATTTATTCATTGGCGATATACCTGCGCCGGGTGCCGTGTATAACGTGGCATTTACCAATGCGCTAACCACTACGAATTACATGGTTTTGATGACGTTAAACAGCAACAACCCTACAACCCCGGCTAACGACCGGGTAGACTTTGTAGCGATAAGAAATAAAACTGTGAACGGCTTTACGGTATACGTGGAGGAGCCTGCCAACAGTACCCAAAACTTAACAATGGATTGGTTAGTAATAGCCCTTTAAACTTATTTTAAATGACAGTTAAAGCGATTTTAAAGCAGTGGTTCAGCACCGGGAATAAGCCCACACAAGGGCAGTTTTGGGAGTGGATGGACAGTTACTGGCATAAGACTGATGATGAGATCGGCATAGCGAATATAAACGGATTGGCGCAGATTCTGGGTAATAAAGTAGACGGGCCTTTAACGACCTATTTTGTAGGTAAATTTGAAAGTCTGGCCGAACTACAGGCATCTTTTCCACAAGGTCAAGACGGTTTTTATGCAGTTGTAGCAGGCGAGGAATATATATGGAATAGCGACAGTAGCACATGGGTTCCACCAGTTGCCCTTACAGCATCCAGCGTTAATGCCGCCATTTTTGACAACATGCAAATCGGCAGCCTTGATTATCCAAATGTTTTAGCAAGCTATGATTTCAATACCGGGAAATTTTCTGCTTTGCCTGGTTTGCTCCAGCATAATCAATCCACAGGATTCTATGATGCTGGAAGTGCTGTATGGAATTTCGTTTCTGGCATACAGGCGCAAGCTCCTTCTCACTTTTACAATGGACTTTACGCACAAAACGCTTTATATGCTAATTCTTCCATATACTATCCAAATTCACAGAATTACAGAAATATATCGCCTTCTGATTTATTGTTTTACAAGCAGGCAGATGATAGAACCGGTGAAATAAACGCAATATATGCTTCAGCATTAGCCAGTCTTTACCTTCCTTATTCTGGCGCTCAACAAAACGTTGACCTTGGTAGTAACACTATAGTTGCAGATAATTTAAGCGGCACAAACACCGGTGATCAGGATTTAAGCTCTTATGCGCGGCTTGATGGCGGAAGCGGCGGCCAAACCATAATTAACAGCCAACTACAGACTTCTAATTATGGTGCAGGTATCATCATCATTGGAGGTAACCAGTTTATTTTTAGCCTAAACGGCGTATCGCAAACACTGTTACAAAATGCTTTGTCCACTGGTGGTAATTTTTATATGCCGTTAAATCCTGGCACGTTGGCAATTGATGAAGAAGTGGTTCACTCGCATGGTTACGATTCCCAAATAGTACAAGGCGCTCTTAATCTATCTGGGGCAATTAGCACAAATGTTGGAAGCAACTACTCAACACTTGCAGGGACTTTTTGGCAAGCAAGCGACAATTTTATATTGCTTGACGATGGTTTAGGGAATGTAAAAATTGCGTCAGATGGCATTTTCGATGTAGCATCTACCAATGGTATGGGCGGCGGTTACGACGAAATACAGTTTATGGGCGGCGTGATCCAGCGTAAGTCTGACGCAAAAAATGTAATCTTCCAGGGCGACAGCCTGTCATCGCTTCACAATGATTACGGATACTTGCAAATATCCGGCACGAACGGATTTATGTATCTATCCGATCAGTTTCAAATTGGTACGCGCGATTATATAAAATTCCTTATCAACGGTGTTGAAATGTTGACCATAGCTGATGGCAACAACGGTTGGAATGTGTTGCACGACACTTGGACAGCTACCGGCGTTCTGCAAGCAAATAATGCTCCTTACCTTCCTAACCACGTGGTTAGGCTTGCGGATATCAACAACCCAACAGTTAGCCCGGCTGATGCAGACTTTGATGTTTCATCCAATACCATATATACCTTACCTGTTATAACAGCCAACAGAAACATTGTTTTTGCGTATCCAGATGGAGCGCCCAACTTTCAAACTGCTAAACAAATAAAATTTTGGAATAAAAATACCAGTGGTTTTAGCTGGCATTTTTCAGGTGACTACGCTGTAAAAGACCCCGCTGGTAACAGGGTTACAGCTTTGGCTAACAACACATTTTACACTATACAAAGTGACGGTAACGACTGGGTTGTTACCAGCGTTCAGGGAGCATTATAAATTTCAAACAAATAAAAAAATCAATAAAATGGCAAACACACCAACAACAGTACCTTATTCAAATGAGCCAAAGTCAGGCCTTGCCCGTAAATTAAATGTGGGTTTAATAAACGCAAGCTGTTACGAAAGCATTGATCTTTTTGCAGCCGATGGTACCCTGATCAGCCAGGGGATTCTGTCACCTTTTAATTTCAATCCTAATCAACCCGCTCCTGTAGTACCCGGCGCAACACCTCAGGTAGACCCCAATGCTGCTGCGAAAGCAACATTAAAATCGGCTATTGAAGCAGCGGTTGCGGCCTACAGGGCTGCGGCTGTTTAAAATTAACTTTGCGGCTTGTTATACCTAAGGCGCAATTAAAATGAAAAAATGAAAACAATAATAAAGAGGTTCTTTAGCCCTACACCCGCTTTCTTTAGATGGATTCAGGCATTTGGGGCCACAGCGTTCGCGGCTGGTAAGATATTGGCCGCACAGGGTAGCGTACCTGCCAATATTACTACTATACTGCTAACTGGCGGTATTTCGATAGCCGCAGTAGCGCAGTTTGCGCAAAAAGAAAGCGCACCAGGCACTAAAGTAGATGATTTGCCATCGGCAACATAAATCATAACAAATGGAACTGATAGTAAAACGTAAAACTAAAACAGCGACCACTACAACGGGAGAATTGCTATTAAACGGCAAATTTGAATGTTATTGCTTGGAGCCAACAGATCGCGGCTTAAAGTCAACGATGTCACTAAGTGAGATTATTGCAAAAAAGATTCCGGGCAAAACAGCCATACCAACGGGCCGTTACCCAATGGATAAGTATTTTAGTCCAGATCATAACTGCTTTGTGCCGCGCATACTTAATGTGCCTGGTTTTGAAGATGACGAAATGCACGTTGGTAACTTCGCAAAAGACACAAAAGCTTGTCAGTTATTGGGTACTTCCGTAGGCACAAATGAGGTATTGAACAGTAAAGAAGCGGTTGAAACATTTTACCCGAAGTTCTTTAAGGCGTTCGATTCCGGGGAGCATTGTTGGGTTACAGTGGAAGATTAAAATACCTTTAAAGCGATATTAAATCCCTTTTAACTCGATTAAAAGGGATTTTTATTTACTGTAAAAGCAATTGATTAAACTTGCCAACGCGAAAAAAATGTTACAACTGGACTTAAATTTTTGTTACATGTGGATTTCGCGATCTTACATCGTGCCGTAGCCGCCCGGCAGCGTAATAATGCCATCGCAAAGATCATTCATCAATTTTTTGCGCTGGTGCATGTTTTCAACCACATGGAGTTCGGTTAAACCCTCGTGACCCACTTCCTTGTCCAGCAAAAACTGCGGGATAATGCCCACAACCTTTCCGCCGCCTTTTAACATGGCATCCGCAATTAAACCCATCACCCCTACTTTACCGCCGCCATATACCAGGCTGATATTTTGATTGAGCATGACCTGAGCCAACTGCTCCACCGCATCCCTTAAAACAGGATCGCCATTAAAATTTGAACCGCAAAAAACGCAAATAGCATTCATGGCTATATTTTTGAATGATTGAATGATTGATTTATTGATTGGACAAGTTTATTTTTTCCTATTTTTAATTCCGGGAGTCGGCAGAGTCCGGTAGTCAGGGATTTGATTTGACATATTGATTAGACGAAGGTCTGAAAAGTATTGGAGCTGAAATGGTATTTTTCCCATATATCTTTTCAGCCTGATCGTTTTGATGGTTGCTTAACTTCAATTGAAAATGAATTTTTGTTTATATCCATCATCGAATTCGAAGAGCGTTAGGACGTTTACTTTTGGAAAATCTATTGACTTAAGTATATTGAAATGATGGTCATTAGAAATTATACAAATTGCATCAGAAGCGATTGCACAATCAACAAATTTGTTATCCGACTCATCCGTCGTAATTAAATGAAAATTGAAGAATATATCAATTTTTTGAGTGAACGGATTAGAAGATATAAAACTTAATATATTTTCTGATATAGCATTATTGGTTTTTCTAAGTAACACTTCCTTGTACTCAAACAAAATATCCGTCGATACACAGATTTTAATTTGACCAATGATTAAACATTCAAATATCCAACGGAATTTAGAATCCTTGCTGATAATCGCCAGCAATATATTGGTGTCAATTACGACCTTCACTACGGTGATGTTCCTCAGACCATTTGAGAATGTCGTCCTGACTTAGTTTGTTTTCCTGCATAAATCTATCGAGTTCGGACGTTGCTTTATCTGCAAAATACTTTGAAAGAAGCATTTTTATTTCGAACAGTTCTTCTTCAGGTATATCGTTCGCATAAATTTTTAACAATTCTTTTTGGATATTGCTCAATCCCTTTTGTTCTGCTATCATCGCATACACATTTATACTAAGGTACTATTTTTGAATGATTGATTTATTGAATGAATGATTTAGCCAAACCATGAGTAAGGAGATATTTTTCAACACTTATAGCGCCCTAAAATCTTCTTCGTCAAGGTCGAAAATCCCCCTATTTGTTATAATTTTATTGTGAAAGGCATGATGTACTTGAAGCTTGTTTGCAGTCAAAAACATATCGAGATAAACTATAGCCCAAACTTTTTCGAATTGATAAACCGTTCGATTATCCGTTTGGTAGAAATTAATTGTAAAATAATTTTTCTTAGTTGATTTAACTGCATGATGATATTTCACGAAAAACAACGATTTCCATTGTTCGTTAAACACAAAGTTGTCTACAATACAATCTTCTGCAATTAAAACAGAATCAATATACAACTTGCCAATCCATGGACCACCCATGTTAATGATCTGATGAGCATCTTCAATTGTTATCTCTAAACCTGATAAGATCAT